TCCATCAAATACTGTTGTTCCACCTACCGATAAAGTTGCCATGTTACTCCTTTAAACTATACTTAGATTACCATTTACTGCCACTGTACCAGTGAAGTTTACTGGGCCAATTGCCATTGCACTGTTCCCAGCATCTATTGTTATGTTATCAGATATTGTATCCTTACTCTGGAAGATAGCCCCTGCATCTAGTGTAGTCAGGACTGCTACTCCTGCCTGATCCTGAATGATAACGGAACAAGCTGAGCTATTTTGTGGTTTTATTATTAGGTCTGGCATATACTATTGTTTGATTTCTTGAATAGTCAGTGTTCCGTTAGTATAGGGATCACCTAATTTTGCAGTATAATAGGAATTGCCTGATTGTAATTGTGGTTGAAACACAACATTTTGACCAGCAGTTAAACTTAAACCTGTGAAAAAGTCATTAAAAGAAACTGGTGAAAAAGGGCACCAATCACCAGTAGTACTTGACCCAGATCCGTTTTTAATTGCACCCTGGAGTCTATTGTATGCCGTTCCATCAACGAGTATTCTAAGTCTTACATAAACATTGCTTCCTGTGTATCCGCTTGCTAATAGAGCTAAGCTCATATTATTTATGAAGACAAGAAGGGCACATCCAGCATTTGTCACTTGATGAGTTACTGAACTTCCTGCATTCTGCCATGACATAGAACTGGTACTATAAGCAGTGCCAAAAGGGTATGAGGATACTTTTAGACAACTACCTGCTGGCATTGTAACTGCAGGAATATCTTCAAATGCTGGTGAACTACCTGCCCCAGTAGAAGTTAAGACTTGACCATCCGTTCCTGGCCCTACTGCTACAGGATCACCAGAATCATCATATGTGATAATTTGTCCATCTGCACCACCTGCCATTTTTGCAAGTGTAACTTGATTATCTGCAATATGTGTACTTCTAATAGCATCACTGGCTATACTGGTACTAGCTAATACTGTAGTAGGTTGTGGAGTTGCTGCTAAAGTTGCAGCCTGAATACTGCCTGAGCCAGTAATTGTTCTTGAAGAACCATCAGAGGTCATGGTTATGGCATCCCCATCATCGGATATCTTAGCCAGGACTAGATCCTCACTTATTGTTACATCACCTGTAATAGTCACACCTTCTGCCAAACGCATTGTGTGCTTGTCAATGGTTCCAGTAATGTCCATATTAGTAGGCTGATCAGTAAAGTTGATGTCATCCAACGTCACTGCACCCTGAGCAATGTCATCACTAGAAAGGATTCTATTTTGTGGTGGTGCTCCTATATATGGCATATTAAGTAATCTCTAATAATGACATGCAAACGTCTAGTGAAGCGGCTGCTGAACTTTTTATTTTTATAAGGTCATTCTCAACCATGTTGAGCTTCTGATCTCCCCCGTACAAAACTAAAGTCGATCCCGAAGGAACAGGAATTGAGGAAGCCAGAGAAATATCATACGTTACATTCGCCATTCCTCCTCCGTCACCTGTATTTGATATAGCAACATCTACATCCACTGAACTTCCAGTTATATTAGTAATAGACAACCCTATAACTGTAGTTGTCTTCCCTGAACCTGTAACAGTATATGCACCAGTTTGAGATGCCCCGGCACTATTTGCCCCAACCTGCCACCAAGTAGAATCACTAGCTGCTATACCTACTGCCTTAGATGTCTTCCTTAAAAAAGTATTAGCCATTATTTCCCTTTAATATCAGTGTCATCCTAGAGCAATGGACATGGCAACAGACGCATTGTTTGCCTCTGTTTGAACTTGTGCTAAAGTAACTCCTACTGTTGATGTAGTCTCCCAAGCAGATCCATTATAGAACTTTAATTTATTAGCAGTCGTATCATATGCCAGATCACCCTCCGCTATAGCATTACTGCCACCATCCGTATTAGGGCCAGCACCAGAATTTTCTGTAAAATCACTTATTTGATACAGATCTGTAAAATTATTTATACTTGCAATATTATTAGAACATGTTTCCATGTCATCTATTACTCCAGCAGCACTTAGTAAATCCATATCAGTAATAACTGCTGGAACTGCTAGTAAAGCCATATCATCTGTAACAGTTGTACTGCCTAATATAGCCATATCTGCTGTTACTGTAGCATTACCAAGTACCTTCAGATAGCCATCTGTAGTATTTGCCATATCAGTAGTGCCTAGTAATGCTAGGTGAGAAGTAGCACCTACTGACATTGCACTTGTTCCCAGACGACTTATCTCAGTATCCCTTCCTGCTACTGTAGTAACATCTGCACCATTAGTTCCTATACCTGCAACAGTGGTTACATTCCCATCTATGTTTGCAACCTTAGTAACATTCCCATCTATTGCAGCAACTTTATTAACATTAGTCTCATTTGCTACAACACTATTAATCTTAGTCTGGTTTGCTGAAGAGGGGGTGAGTTGTTCCCATGCAGGTGTATCAGAGTTGTACACCTTCATTACATTCACACCAGTATTCGTATCAAACCATAGATCTCCGTCTGATACATTAGAACTTGGTGTGGATGTTGATGCTCCGTGAAATAGAGATTGGAAGGTGGATAATAAAGATCCAGCACTAACCATCGAGTTGTAAGCTTCAGTCGCCTTGCTAGTTGCTGTTGTTGCACTACTAGCTGCACTTGTTGCTGATGTTGCTGCTGCAGAAGCACTCGTAGTGGCTGATGATGCCTGTGTAGTGGCTGTTCCTGCCTGAGTAGTGGCTGTAGTTGCAGATGTTGCGGCTGAGGCGGCAGGGGCATCCCAGGTAGATCCATTCCAAAACCTTACCTCTGATTCAGTACTGTTGTAATAAATAGCTCCAACTGATAATGTATCATCATCATTATCTGCATCTGGTTCATTTGCTGTTGTAAATGTCCCTAGAAACCTGTCATCAAAATTATCAAATGTATTATCAACTGCTGTCTTAGCAGCTTCTGCTAAATCCTTTGCATCAACAGCATCATCCTTTGCATCTTCAGCATTAGATTCTGCCAGTTCTGCAGCAGTCTGTGCATCCTCAGCTTTTGCCGCATAATGAAGTGCTGAGTAAAGAGTCCCATCAACTGTACTATTCTCTGCCTTTGCAGCCCATTCCATTGCTGCTCCCTTAGAAGCAGTGTTTGTTATACCTGCACCTCCTATAGCCCAAGCTTTAGCTGAATGGTCAGAGGTTGCACCACTTACACCGCCATCTATCTTCTGTGCATAGTCCTTGGCTGATCCACCAGTAGAAGCCTGTGCTCCATGAGCATATTCCTTAGAGGAAAAGAAAGTTCCATCTACTGTTCCACTTGATTCTACAGCCCATTCCTTAGATGCCCCCTTACTTGCTGTATCTGTTACACCAACACCACCTACTGCCCATGCTTTTGAGGAATGGTCACCAGCTTCTCCACTAATTTCTCCATCAGTCTTCTGGGCATAATCCTTTGCAGAGCCTCCTGTACTTGCTGTGGTTCCTTGAGCATATTCCAATGCTGAATACAGGTTTGTATCTACATTAGTATCTTCATTAATTACTGTTGAACCAGTAAGTTGAGCAAATCTTTTTGCAGTAATTTCATGATTCGCTATTTGTTCAGCATTACTAATAATAGTTAATGCTGAGCTGACAGCTAATTCAGGACTACCTGCACCAATATATACTGGAGACTTACTACTACTCATAATTTATATTCTTTCTACCATTGATAAGATAACTGAAACAGGCTGTGTTGCTGTAACCTTTATAATATCTCCTGTTAATGCAGGAGTACCTGCATTATTTAATGCATGCTGTAAAACCATTTTACCGGGCATAAGATCTACTGAAGTATCTGCTGGTAATGGTATTGTATCTGCCAACTTAACAACTGTAGCATCATAATAATTTGTTAAGCTAACAGTTAATGTTCCTGCAGTTGAAGTGGTTGCTGCCACAAAGAAACCAATTATAACTGAATCGGCTGCACCAGCAGGAGATAATCCATCATCTGGTGCTGTAAATATAGTCGTCTCAGTATTAGCTGGAACATTGAGTGCATACCTTCTGTATCTTTCTGCCATATTAATCTCCTAATATCATTTGAGTTTTCCTTGCTACACGAGCAATCATTACTTCTAAATCTTTTGTGTCCCCTTGATCTATTATATCTGGCTCATCTAAAGTAAGAGCACCTGTCCCCAACACAAGCTTACCTCCTACTACAGTAGCAAGAAGATTACCTGAGGTGTCCTTAATTGTCCCATCAAGTACTACATTTGTTAATGTCTTATTAGTAAGAGTAGCTACATCGTCTACCCCAGCAACCCAATAACCAGATGCATTATCTCCATCATGAACACGAAGACTCCAGGGAAGTCCTGTTGTATTTGTTTGTACTGTAACCTCTGCAGCCTCACCTTCAAATGTTGCATGTTCTACTGCAGTGCCTTTCCTAAGTTTAATAGCTACACCCATTATCTCCTCACAACTAATCTGTTAAAATTCACCCCACCTGCTATACTGGCTGGATTTAAAGGTTCAACTCTATCGGCATCTGCAATCATTCCTATCTTCTTCTTCCTAAAGTACTCACTTTTTTCTACATTACGTAGATCATGCTCCTTAAGATATGCTCTTTCTAAAGAGCCAAATGTTAAGGTGTCTACCCATACTGCATCAATAGCACAAGTAGTCTGGTAATTAGAATCATCTACAGAAAAAACATTATCACCTAATGATATTGTTTTATCTGTTTCATTTAATATGAGACTTTGACCAGCATCATCAGTGAGAGTAGTCCCTGTAACCCAACCATTAAGAGGTGTTGTTATTTTCCTGTCTACTGTACTACCTTCGTTAGAAGCATCTGTGTAATAGTAAGGAACTTCATCACTCATCCTTACTGGTCTTGATGTTCCAGATAAAACTAACACTGCATTCTCAGTAGGAATAGGCCAGACCCTTACTATCTCTGATGATTTTTGATCTAAGACTAGGGCTAATGGATTACCTGTCGTTTCTTTCCAGTTTTCAGTAGTGGATGACCATACATTACCACCATATATCTGGGTGATGGAATGTTCACCATCCTTTATTACAACTGGTAAGTTACCCTCAGAGTGCAATCTCTTCATCTCAGAGGTAGTAACAACAGGCAACTCACGACCATCAATAGACCCACCATTAACATCCATTATATCTGTAGGTAATGGAATTAAATAATTGGTAGAGCTAATATCAACATTAGAATCTGCTACAGGAAGTCTGATTGCTCTTATAAGATCGAGTAAAGAGTCATGAATATAATTATTCAGCTCAGTCTTTGTCCATCTGACAAAGCCCGTATCCTGTAAGATAGTTACTACTCGTGATCTAATATCGAGTAATTCAATCATTTTACTTCAACCTCATGCATGTCTGCATGTATCTGCTCTTGATTAAGTGAAGATTCTTTTGGGAATTTTAACACCTGAACATTATATCTATTAGCATCATACCCTGTAAGAGGTGCCCCCTCACTTGGCTGAATGTAACGCTTTTCAACGCAATTCATTAAGATATCAAAATGTCCCGGTGGAATTGCACGCCTGGAATTCCTTGGGAACCTTAGTACCCAATCATTATGTGTTACTGTTACTGGCCCCATCTGAGAAGGATCGTCACCAAATCCTATGACTACACAACCCCAGCCTTCAGGAACATTGAGATCCTTTCCAACTTCTTGAGCTAAATCTTGTCCGAATGTTTGATGTACTGATACTGTTTTCTGACGACCTGAATCATACATTGGATTATTAAGTGTATGTCCATACTCGCCTGCTGGTATCATTCCGCCTGCTACTGCCATATTAACCTGTGTTTTATAAAGAAAAGAATTCTTCCAGACTCCGGTGGATTATCTCCACGCAACCTGAAACTGAGACGAATTAAATGATTAGATTCGTCTGGTGGAATAAAAATAGATTCTGGCTTTTGCTGAAACGAATAAGGAGCATCGGGCAGCTCTGTCCAGTTTAAATATAATTCATCTTCTCTAGCATCATTAACTCTACCTACACAAATCTTTGCATTTACTCCTGCAAAAGGTTCTGTCATTACAACAGAGATCCTCTCAGGTAGTGCCCTTGGATAAAGACGATGATCAAAATGAGCATTCGTTATAGCAAGCTCTTCATTAGTGAGACTATCAGATGTAATCTCCATAACAGAACTTTCAAACAACTGCTCTGAAACAGGGGTAGGTGGAACCCACCCCTGAAACTCTTTATGCATTTATACTCTTAGCTTAATTTAGAGCATGCACACTCGATCCTATAGATCCAGTCTTCGTTCAGGATTTGGCAAGCATACCAGCTTTTCCAACCCACTGAACCAGACTGACCCAATGGATCAGTTACTGCAGGTTGTGGCATCACAACCTTAGGTACAACTGCATCATAACCCGAAAGTGTTACACACCCAAGAGCTTCTGCAGAAAATATAATCACAGGATAAACCTGAAACTTAGCATCAGCAGGAGTTCTTACCAATGTGGTATTACCTCCATGAGCAGCACCAAATTCAGTAGTTGCCCCAGCTTCTGCATAGTCACCAGTATCAGAAACAGTTGATGAAGCCTGAGCTGCAGTCTGACCAAATACTGGCGAACCATAACCCGGCACATATCCTGATGCCTGTGTGAGTGAGATGTTCAAGTTTTTGTAAGCAGTTCCTGCTGGATCTTTTCCAAAAGGAGCAGCTTGCGTTGTGAGAATAAAACGAATTACACCTACTGCCCCAATCTCTCCGGGTAGCATCTGCTGTCCGTTGTTACTGTACTTCTGATAAGGAATAAACCCAGGCATTACCTCGATATCCTTACGAAGATCAGTATGACACACTGCCACATATGATTCTGGCACTGGCTCAGTCGCATACTTAGGGGACGGAGTCATCTGCTTAGCAATCTTACGTGCTTCCTGATATTCCAGTGTACGTACTGCAGTATCGAGAAGAGTTGTGTCTGGAGTTTGACTTGAAGCATTTACACCAGTTGTGTTGCAGATAGTTTTTGCAACAGTCGCTCTAGTAGTTCCACCAGAAAAAGCGGCTTGAGTACCAGAACGTGCATGTAAATAGGTGAGGAAGTCCATCAGTTCTGCAGCCTGAATTGATTGTCGTTCAGTAATCTGCTGAATGATTGGATCTTGAGCTGCTGCTACTAGAACATCAGTTGTGGCAACGTATGAACCAAATTGATTCAACTTCACCTTGATGATTGTCTGCAGCAAGCTGTCGGCAGGAGGCTTTATGCCCTCAGCCAATGGTACGAGAGGAAGACCAAACTTTTCAAAACGCTTCCAACGAACTTCTAATCCGCCTTGACGCTCTTTGGTTTCCTTCTGTGCAAAACGTGAGAATACCATGTTACGTTTTGCGATTGACAGAAATTTCTTCTGTATCTTAATGGCCTCTGTTTCATCCAGAGAACCATATTTCATGGTTCCTGCGACAGTTACCTGTCCAGTACCACCACGATTATGTGCAACTGCAGGAGTATTACTCCCACTTACCCAGTTATTAGCCATTTTCTTGTCCTATTAAATTTTAGATTAAAAGAAAGAGAACAAGATAAAAAGAACTAACCTTCTACAGCATCAAATAATGCTTCACCTGTTAATCCCTGTGTCGGGTCTGTTGAACCGGACTGAGACTGAGAGCCACCCATTAGTTGTGATGCCTGATATCGTCTAAGATCTTGTTGTTCATGACCTTGATACATCTGACCTCCACCGCCATTCTGCTCCATATAAAGCTTAATGACCTGAGCTTTTGCTTCATTGTCCCCCTGAGTCATGGCTGTCCTAAACATCGAGTCCTTATTAACCCAGTCTATAAAAGACTGATCGTCCTCGATTGAAGGCCATACTCCATGACCAAGTATCCCGTCAAAATATGTTTGCCTCGACATTGACTCAAACTTATTGTTCAAATCATTTAAAGGCGCATCATATTTATCTTCAACATACCTGCTTATCTTGTCATCAAAAGATTCCTGTTGTTGGGATTTAAATGCTGCCATCTGCTTCTTTACAATACGATCTGCAATTCTTTCTGAAGTTCTCATTACTTCAGGGAAATCTTCGATCACTCGTAAATCATCTTCCGACAATTCATCTTCATCCTTGTTCTCTTTAGCCTGAATGTTTAGTTCGTTCTCACGTTCTATCACAGCCAGTCTAGCTCTCAGCTCCTGATTCTCAGATTCCTTAACTTTCTGTGCAGTATATGCACGATCAGCATGGGGTCTGATATCATCATAGCTCTTCGTAACTGCAGCTAATTGTCTTTTTAGCTCAGATACTTCGTCTGCCCCTGTATCAGTCTGCTCTTGCTGGTTAGGCATTTCTCCCTGTGGAGGTGCTTCTAGCATAAGTTTACTCATCATTATGGGTTAATGCCTCACGGATCAAGTGATCAAGGTCAAGTACATTCCTGATTTCTTTGATCTCTCCAATAAGACAGTTGAAGGTGGCTAATTCCTTTTCGTCATAGAGGGGCTTCTCTGAGAGTCTTTCCTCTTTCCGTTTAAGTCTAGCCAGTAAAATGTCAGATAGCTGGCTCCATCTGGGGTCGTCCTCCAGTGTCAGGAGGTATTCCAGCTTCTCCCTGTCCAAGCTCCTGCTGTTGTTCTGCTTCGGCCTGGAGTTGTTGTTCTTGTTGTTGAAGTTGAACATTTTGTTGTTCCATTAATTCCATTAATAGTATTGATGTCTGTTGAAGGAGATCAGGTAAGTCAGCAGTTGAAACCTGACCACCTTCTTTTATCATCGCAAGTCTTTCTTGTATAATACCCTTACGGATATCTGCAGCGACTGCCTTCTTCTCATCAACTATAGCTTTATCTTGATACATCCCTGATTCAAGTTGAACACCTTCCTGCTGTTGTTGCATCATTTGTGCTTGAGCTTGCTGTGCCTGCTGAGCTACTTCCTCTTCAGACTTAATAAGTCCATCTATCTCTAAACCCAAACCAGCTTTAAGCGGAACTGCAAGTTTCTCAAAATTAAACCGATCCCTCATCTCAGGTACTTGACCCACTACCTGAATCAATTGTAGTACCTGCTGGATCGTTACCTCTTTAGCCATGAAAGTATCATAGCTTTTTGCTAGACAGAGGAAGTCACCCTTGATTGAGATGTCAACTGAGTCTGCCATCAACCAATGATAGATTGCTTGTACATTGGCAGTAACCATATTATTAAGTGAACGTACAACTCCACTTGTTAGTTTGTTAGAGTTTTCGTTCAGGATCTGCATACCAGTAGCAGTTTTTGTCTGATACTGTGCCCCAGCACCCATACCAATAGGAACCTGACCTGAGGCTAGATCTGTATTCCTTTCTATAATCTTAAGTAAATCAACTAAACCATTTGTGACATCAGGTATAATTACAGACTTAAATGCATCATTAACACTCTCTCCAGCTTTAAGCCGCCAGATTTTCCCAGGATACATCTCATAGAAGTCATCACTGTTGGCATCGAATGCATTAGGATTGAGAGCAGCCATCGGTAATGCTGACATCGTCTTGCCTTCGACAATCATGCCGTAAACAAAATTCATCATATCCTGATCGTCACGGATAGCCTCATATACACCGCTACCCCAGATCGAATCTTCCTGCTCCTGCCAATAACAAAAGTCATAAGGCAGTCTCCCATCAAACGGATTCGGCATTGCCCTCAGTACCTTAGACCCAAGTACTGTAATAACAACAGGCATATGAACAGCCTCACCTTCTTTCGTAGGAGGAATATCCATATAGGGTTCCATATCTTCCCTACCTAAACCCTTATGCCACAACTCCAGTATCGTAAAGTTTTTTGTCTGGTCTACACCTGAGTTGAATCTACGTGGAGAAACACCACCCATATCCATAGATGTCTGTCCTTCTCCTGTCTCAATACAACTCTCAACTAACATAGGATCAATGGCACCATTACTTTTTATTGCCATCATCCTGAGCTCTTGTGCAGACAGGAATCTTCTTTGGATCACCCAGTCAAGATCGTTCTTACCTGTAGCCCCCGGTGAAGGGAAAGTATCCCATATTGAAATCCATTCAACATGTGGAACCATCTCCGACTCTGCTTGCTCCTCTATCATCTCCAGCATTGGATCACGATTGGCTGTCTGATAAAGGGGGTAATCAACTTTTTTCAAGACTATTGATTTAGTAACCCCTGTGCCATATAACGTCATTTCGTTAATAGATTTACTTAATGTATCCTCGTAAGAGGTCTCATCAAGTATGTCCCTTATTTTCTGCTCACAATTCTTAGCCCTATTAATAGCTTCATCATAAGGCTCTGGAGATTCTAATAAATCAGGGGCAACGAATCTTGGTCTGCGGGAGGGAGTTAGTTTGAAAGGAATTTTACCTTGCTGGAGGGTAGACGACAGGAGTTTAGTCCTTGCTTCATGGACTTTTCTTTTGGTAAGATTAACGTATATCCCCCTCTCTTTTGCAACATCAACAGCTTTAGATGAGGTATTAGGAAACTCGCCTCTCATAGCGTGCCAACCTGATTGCCAGATTTCCTCACGGGTTTTCCTGTCCGTGTCAGCAGCACCTTTAGTATAGAGATCCTGAACTATCAGACCTAATGAGTCTGGTAGTAGTCCTTTATCCTCTTCTTGATCTTCGGTTATGTAGTGGTTACTCTCTGCTTTAATCTCTGCCATTAAGCTTTACTCTTTTTTATAGTATTATTATTCGGCTGCTTTTCTTTTTTCCTCTAACCTCTTTTGCTGTTCTTGTTCTATTTCTTCCTTAGTAAGGTCGTCCCATGAAAATTGTTTCTCCTCTTTCTTTTCTTTATTAGTTGACATAACTATTTTTTAAGTTTTTTCTTTTTAATTTTAGGGGGTGGTTTGGGTTTTCGTTTCTTTTTGACAGGCTTCTTAAGTCCGTAATTCATAAAAATCGTCAAAATAAGGGGGTGTCAAAGTACCTGCGTACCTTGTTTCTTTCGTTAGGCGGAGATCTGAGAGCCTAAATAATCAAATAATTATTTATGATATACGATACGTGTCACTTAGGATGTTTGTCAACTAAAAGAATTCTTTACTAACTCTTCACGTAGAACTCAGTACGTTGGGATTTAGGAAGTGGTAATCTTGGAGATGGATCATGGGGATACATGTAACACATATAAGTCGCAATCGCAAGTGACATTACTCTATCATCGTGACATCCGTGTTGTGCCGCCTCCTTGCCGTCTTTGTTGATAACAAATGTTTGTAGTTCGTCAACAGTTTCCTTTGAAAAGATCTCAATTTGTTTCTCTCTAATCAATCTACGCAACAAGTCAAGGATTAACTTCCTTGTTTTTATATTAGTATTGAACCCTAGTCTCTTCTTCTGTCTGTTACCACGTTCATCAAGAGCTTTTTCTATATACAGGTTTTCGTATGAATGGATAGAAGACAAGAACTTTAGTGTTAATAAGCCATGATTATTATTTTCAACCGCAACCAGAGCCATATTATACCATGTTGCAATTGTAGTAATAATCCATGCAAGCAGGTCAGGATCTATTCTAGCTGACCATGTAGCACACTCTTCATATGTTTCTGCATCCAATACTGTTATAACTGAATAGTCTGAATCTCCTGTCTGACTAAGGATACCTTCTGAAACATCAACCCCTATTCTATATTCACGCCCTATCTGAGGCGGATTGAATACAGCGAACTCCCCGGCAGGATCTTTCTTCATGAAGTAACGCATCTGTTCACTACCATTCTTGTAAGCAAACCCATTGACAGGCACTTCAAATCTTTTAGGTGGACTGTCACGCTCACGCTCATCTGCATCAAACCACATCTGGGTTAGATTCACAGAATCAAATGCACTTCTACCTGAAGCAACAAAGGCTTCCCTTGCAGTAGTGGGATATTCCTGATGGAATACATTCAAGTCTCCCTGGCATTCAGGTGATACTATCTTATTCCTACGCCACTTTAAGTGTTCAGGAGTAATCTTGAAGAGCAACTCGCCATCTATAGTCTTATATGATGTCTCTACACCAAGCAATGCTTTCTCTTCTATTCCACCAAACGAAGGGTTACTTCCCAATGATTTTATAAAGCTGTCATCCTTCTTCTCTTCCTCTGTCAACTCAGTCTTGTATTCATCGAAAACAAACCAAGGAAAGAAGATAGGTTTCAATCCAGAGCCATCCTTCTCTGCACGCCACCATTCACGTTCAAAATAGTTACCCACTCCTTTAGCTGTACTTTCCAGCCATATCTCTGTGCCATATCCCTGCATCACACAGTTCATCAAACCAGTTGCATATTCTTTTGCCCTACTGCCCCAGCGTGCTACTTCCGAACAGTGGAGCATATCAATACCTGCACCAACAACCTCAGATCCTTCAACTGTACTCATCCCATAACGAGAGTTCAACCCCTTGCCGTCAACAGATCCCCATGTGAGCTCCTGCTTACCTGAGTAATGAGACAGTGGTTTAATAAAATCTGGGTAGTTCTGTTCCATAACCTTAGTCATCTGGAACATTTCTGATGTTGTATTCTTGGAATGTGTGCAGATATGCACGAGCTGGTTGAACATAGTAGCCGCACGTTTGAACATCCTAGCCTGTACATACGTAGAGATGCCGAAACGCCTAGCCTTTAATACTATTATCCTGACATGGCCTATATCCTTAAGCTGTTGCTGTGCTACTTCATGGAGTATTTTTTGGACACTGTTCATCTCAAACGGAATCAGCTTCTTAGTGCCGAGCTCTTGAATCTTGAGACAATATTTAAAATAAGCATTATGATCTTGGAGTTTGTCCATCAACTCCTGCATCGCCTCTTTGTTAGATTTTTTAGGGGCTAACATCTATCTAATCATTTTCATATACTCTGCGAAAGGAGTTTTACCTTTCTTAATATTACACTCTTTACAACACACAACAAGGTTGTCACCAGATAGCTGTTCCTCTACAGTCTCTAAACTGGATAATGGTTCCATATGATCTAATACCCAATCCCCTCTAGCTTCTAATCTCGCACCACAATAAAAACAAGGGGCTGTCCCACGATCTTGTTCCTGTGCTTTTATCCAGCATAATATATATGTTGTCCTATTATATCCACCCTTCCTCTTCCTTTTCTTACCTGCAAGCTTATCCCTGTAGAATCCAGCTTTAGCTTTACAATTTTTATTACAATATTTCTGTACTGTGTGCCCATGAATATTGGGAGTGTATTCCTCTTTACAATATTCGCAAATTTTCATTGGCACATTAATCACTAGGCACTATTGCTCTTGTCCTATAATAATGCTCAAGTAACGAGCAATCAATATAGCATCAGAGATCCCGTGATCCTTCTTCCTAGTAAGCTTTATATCAGGATATATCTGATTAACCTTCTGGATAGATGAACCTTTCTCTTTAGGCATATCTGCAAGCATCAACTTCTTCCAGCTTGGGGGGCGTATCAAGTAGTATGGTAAGCCCATGCCCACGCACAAGCCCCTCAGAAAACCATAACTAGCCATATAACGACCACTCGACACAATCCCCTGGTTCGGCATTGTCTGTGATTTCTCTATACCAACAACTAAATTCTCATACTTAGGAGAGAAGCGAGATAAGATGGAGTGAAGTTCAGGCTCATTCAACTCTCGTTTATTAGCAACTTCAATAATCGGCATGTCTTGATAATGAATCACCTGTAGATTCTTATCTAATACTGCCAAGGCTCCTGAAAACCCCGGATCAATTCCCAAGTACATCACAGACTCCCCATAATTTCTTTAGTTCGTTTTGGATTTTTTTCTCTTCAGACTCAGGTAACTGCCAATTTAAGTCACCCTGTATATCCACTGTCGGTATCTGATCCCCATACCTAGTTATAGTGCCACCCTTCTTAAGGAAAGCTTCTACTGCACTCTTTAACTCTGTTCTCTCAGGGGTATCACAATTAACAAACTCTGCTGTAGTAACTGTTCTTTCTCCAAATGTAGGTGACTCCCAACTAGGATGGAATCTATCTGAAGGTTTAACTCTTGGTTGAGTAGCTATCAAAGCCTTCTTCTCAGCTCTCCTCCTAATATACTCTGTCTGCCAACATAACTTATGACAGTATTTCTGACGGGTGGTTTTTGGAGTGAATGTTTCTCCACAAGTAAAACAACTGACAGGATCAAGCTGTAACCTCCCCCGTTTCGCTTTTGCTACTTGTATCTTATGTCTATAGGAACACATGTCAGAACAAAACCTCTGACGATTTTCAGGCAACTTCTTATCACAAACAGTGCACCTATCTCTCATTAGCTTCTACCATCGTAAACATTGTGCCTACACTATCGGCTATGTCTAAGAAATATGTATCAGCTTTTAAATTTTCCTTCTCAGCATTTGCAATAAGGTCTGAGTAAGGAACCCCAGTCTTCCAGGCTGTAGCTGCAGATGCTAACATCAAGGCTAACGTAGCCCTTGAATCCATAATAGCCTTCTGCTCAGCTTTAATCTCCCGTACTGACTTCTTCCTTTTCTTTGGCATGAGTAAACTCCCCTTCGATTACATCCTCTATCTGAGGATTCATTTGGTGGTCAAGTTCCTTAAGAGCATCCTCAACCCTGAAGACATTCTCATTCTTCTGTTCTATATACTTATACTCATTAGGCATCGCAAGAGCAATCCTCTCACTCTTAATAATATCCATAACTGTCTTAGCTTTAGCTGTAAGAAGATCCACCTCACCCTTATCATTCGACAACAGAACCATCTCCTTCAACCTGTTGAGCTCATCTAAGTGCTGGTCAGATATAGTAGCCCTCTGGTCAGAGTACTTCTTAATCATCTTAGTATGTACGTCAGCCAGAGCAGCCTCTCTCTTTGAAGCATACTCCCAATCTCCCTCACCTACATACTTCTGCAGAGTACTCCTCCAGATACCATACTTGTCTACTATCTGCCCCCTAGTCAGTAAACCAGACTCATAGTCAACCTTAATAGCCGCCTTCATAACAGCCCTGTGATGAGCCTGTTCAGCCCTAGAGCCTGTACTAACCTTAGTACTATTCTTGTTGCCCTGCTTCTTAACCCTAACCCTGCTACCTGCGCCCTTAGCCACTATCCCCCAGAGTTACGTGATTACAAAGTTTAATTGGAATATCAAAAAAATCTTCGCCAGAAGGATTCCGACTATTAGGTATGTTCTTTATATACTCATCTTTTAAATTGACACCATTAACCAAGACAGCTCGGCTACAATCATTATTCAATACCCAGAATACTAACCTGTCAGACAACCCTAATAACTTCCGCTTCCTAACAGGTATATGAACTGTAGCCCAGTTAGGCCACTTACCAGTCCAGCCAACCTTTACCTCAACCTCATGGTGCTCCTCAACTGTAGCCTTGATGTCAGCCTTGTAATCCTCAACATCAGGTTTAAGGTGGATACCCTTATCCTCTAACCAACCCCTAACAGCTTCCTTAGCTTGCTGATCGTACTCCATGTACTGATCTGGGAAAAATACTATAGGAACCCCCTCATACCTTCCATTAACTCCCTAACTGGAACATCACCAAATGGCTCTGGATTGTAAAGCATACTGGGATTAAAATGACTTCTTTCCTTTTTACGCTCATCCATAAGCTTAACTTGTTTAGTTAAATGATTCTGCCATCTCTTCATCTTCTCATCATATGTAAGACCCGGACTCTTAGAAGGCTCCCCACTACTTAGGATGAGGAGCATCGAACATATAAAAACTACCAGGCTACTAAACACAAACCTTTCACTGGTACAAGTATTATTCATTACCATCTCCGCTTTATGTGAAGTGTAAATAACTATTTATTATTTGGTTATCCATATTATAAATCAAAAAAAAATCCACTGTCAAGTAATTTTTTGTGGCGATCTGGAATAAAGGGTGGGGGGTCAAAAAAGTTGGGGGCGTTAAATTTATACTATGGGGTAGAAA